AAAACCAACAACGTCACGATCAAAGGTGAACTTCATCCAAGCACTTTGTATCTTCTCCTTGTTACTCCAAAAGTATTTATATACGTACAATGTCTTCAGGTCGCTGTCTACACCGATACATATAGTATTCTCTTGCTGGCTACCTGCTATCTTGCGTACGTCTTTTGGTATGTACTTAGGTACTTGTTGTGTAACTTCCTCTGCATCAAACAGTTCTGTATTGTTATCAACAAAGTATTCGTACATTCCTTCGAAGTCGTTACGTTTAAATGTAAAGTATATATAGTTACCGAGAGCTACGGGTTCTACACTGTCTGATATATCGTACTCAGTAACAGGAGAGATAGCCACCGTCTTAGGACTTAGTATGTCAGCACCACGCAATACGAACTGGGACTGCTTACTAAACAGCATCAGCTTCTCTTGGAACGGTATAGCGTGTTGTAGGATAGCTACCTTGGTGTGACTGAGTCCGACGTCTATCGGTGCACTGTCTAACAGCTGCTGTGTGGTAGTCCTGAAGAAGTTAAAGTAGTTGTCTGCTTCACTAAAGATAACAGATGTATCAGTAACAAACCCTAAACGGTTCTTGAAGAAGAAGACGTCGTTGATAGTCTTTTTGACTTCTCTACCGTATTCAACCCCCTCAGCCCAAGCGTCCACTTGCACAGGATAACCACTCGTCACTGCCCTCCAATGAGTTGTAGCACTAGAGGGTGTAAGAGCTGCTGTAGAATAGTGATCGTTAACACAAGAATAAACAGTTCCTCCTAACGAAACAAAACTCCCCTCAGTGGAAACAAACGTTGGCATAGGGTTCGTAAAGTCATTACCCGCCTTCCTTGTCCTCCATCCTATTTCTTGAGTAGGTTGTGCAAACTCGTCTTCTTGTGGTGCTTGTAATTTAAAAGATATTATCTCTGTACCATTAAACACAGGCTTCAGTGTTATAGGCATAGTCGTTTCATCTAACTCGACAGTCGCTCCTGTCAATAAAGGTGTACTCGAATTGTCATAGTTCCATCCAACTGTTTCAACCCAAGCACCTTCTCCAAAATCTTCACCATCTTTAGTGTCAAACTCTACAAAGTAATCGTCTTGATTTATATCAGGATCACCAGCAACCTTTACTCTGAATCCACCATAACAACGAGCTGGTAAATCTGTTATACTATTTACTTCTTTATAGATAACATCAAGCCCTTGATTCTGTAATCCATCCGTAGTTCTTACTCGTATATCTTCTGTGAAGTCGTAGAATGTATTAGTAGCCCAAGCTGTTGCCCCTGCTGTTAAACTGGTAGTTGTCCAAAAAGATTCCCATTCAGACCCAGTACCGGGTTCAGTTATAGCACTAGATTCGTGAGGGTTAATCAACGAGTAGTGAGAACCACCGTTAGATACTATTACAGTCTTTTGTACTTTTATAAGACTTCCATCACGGATTACCAATAAAGGACTTAAAGTTGCTGTAGATATAGGTGTGTTAAATGTAGGGTCAGCAGGTAAGGATGTAGCGTCGTTTTGAGCAGTTACCCACCCATTGACGTATTTGTTTAGTGCTCCTTTAAATGGTCCACCACCACCTCCTTTATTAATATACCTGCCATATACTTTTTGAACTAATTCTAGTTGTAACGGGTACGTAGCTGTATCGCTATCGTAATTAGAACCTTTATTAGTAAAGATAAATTGCTGTATGATTCCGTTGGATACTTCACAGAAACCTTTGGCAGATCGATTCTCGTAAGTAGTTGTAGGGTCAGAAGGATTAGGAGAGTTTTGGAAAACAGTAAACTCAAGTTTCTTAGGATCACTTGCCTTGACGTAACGTTTCTCCCATCGATCCACTTGATTAAATCCTAAGTTACTCTTAGTCCTGACACGAACCATTACATATAACTTATTGTCTACGTCCAACCATCCAGTGCCTCCAGTGGCTACATCAAAGTCATCTATACCTGTCCTTGTTGTTGCGTATTGATCTTCTATACAAGTAGCTAAGTCTTCTGCGATATGTTCTGTATCAGCGTAAACACCTGACCTAGCTCCTCCACTTGAAGGACCACTATAATACGTAGTAGGTATAACTGTTCCCACGTGATTCTGCCAGTACGAGTGTGTGTATTGATGAAAATTCTCTAAAGAACTAGACGGACTAACAAGTACGCCATCAATGTAAACACTATAAGCTTTCTCATAATCACCTAATTTAACAGCTATCAACGCTTGTTTATCAGGAGGTGAGCTTAAAGAATCTTTTCGTGATCGTACCGTTCTCCTTTTATTAACGAGAAATGTATAGTCAGCTACAGTTAACGCTCTCAGATCGTTCAACGGATCAGTGACGCTACTACCAAGACTAAGGTATTTACTAGCAGCGGATGATATAGATACAGGAACGTTCCTAGCAACTGTCGCACCTGTGTTCGATAAAGACAGCATAGTGGCACTGACGTTACCTAACGATACGGATAGTATGTACTGGTTGGTGTCGTCCCGTTTAACAAAGTGTGTGAATAGATTAGCTTTACCGCTTGCGTCTTCTCCAGCTGTACCGTCTGTGTCTAAATTCTTTACGTAGTTGGTATTAGGACGTTTCTTTAGTCCCTCAACAACAGTAGCCCAAGCATTGATCTGTTCGTCGCACTGACCGGGATAACGCAGATTGTCAGGCTGCTGCGATACACCTTGGGCTAAGTTAGGTACGCTATTTACTAACAGAGGCATTACCTGTCAAGCACACGCATTACGCTGTAGTTATCAAAGATAGTACGGTCTGCATTCTCGGAGTCGCTATCAATAGCCCGTGCTTTCGCTTCCACTTCGTCCCGTAGTGCAAATCCTTCGATCTCACGACTACCAAGAAAACGATTACTGAATATACGGGCAGCTTTAATAGTGATGTAGTTTCTAAATTGTTCAGGTATCTCTGTAAAGTCTAACTGAAAAGTAACAGAGGCTTTTACCTCTTTTGTCCAGACGTCTGTGTGATTCTTCCTGTCGTATAAAGTATTACCACGTTGTACAGGATCGACGTCTGTATATATCTGTGGGTCTAAGTCTATGGTTAACACGTTGCTAGGTAAAGTAATCTTACTGTTAGTCGCATCAGGAGTGAATGGATATTCGTGCTCCGTATTAAAGTGCCAACCTTCTGACTGTACGGCTCTACTCGTTTCGTCTAACACATTCTCTGCTTGAACCACGGTGATCGGGACAGCAGTACCTCCTAGCGTGTTAACGGGTGCTTCGCCTATAACGGCAATCATTGTGTTTACCGCTTCGAGTTTAGTTGTAAGAGCCATTGTAATAAAGGTTTCGGTAGAAGGGAGCGGAACGAATCACAGACCTCCCAACACCGAGAGAGTGGTTACTTCTGAAGTTCGATAGCACACTCAGGACGGAGAACTCCGTGACCCATAGCATACTTCGCAACGAAAAGCGTACCTTGACGCTCAATTTGGTACTCAGATTCAGTAGCCAAGTCGAGCAGTTTAACTGTTCCAACAGCAGCGGAATGAGAAACGATACCAAGCGTGTTAGTAAAGTTTCCGTTGTATCCTACACCACTACCACCGAACACGTCGTTAGCAGCTTCTCCGTCACCTGTAGAAACAGCAGACAAATCAGTTGATGGGATGTGGTTGGATTTGTAGATAGTGATACCAGCTACTTGTGGGATTGATCCAGAAGCGATGCTTCCTAAACCTCCGACGTCTTTATTGACAGCAGAAGTAGAGATAGCGAGCGTTCCTGCACCACCAGTGATTAACTTGTAGTACTCTTGAGGACGAAGAACTGCGAAACGACCGTCACTAGGAACATCGTTTTCGTCGAGCTTCTGAGCTGCGGTAAAAAGAGCAGCTGTTAATTCAGCACCTGTAGGATCAGTGTTGTCTGCGTCGTCACTTGAGTCACTTACGTCACCCATTGCATTAGCAGAAACATCAAGGATACCACCAGTCTTACCACCAGTTACGGCAGCAGCAGAACGAGCAGCAGCGATGAATACTTTAGCAAGAGCAGTATCGAAACGAACAGCAAGAGCTTTACCCAACTCGTTAGCATATACTGAACGAATGTCGTAGTGGTTCTTTACGTCGTCGATGTTGCTCAAGAAAGTAGAAGCCAAAAGCATCTTGTCGATAGTGATGACTTTCTCAGCTTTCTTGATGTCGCTTAAGTAACTGTTTCCAGCGTCAGCGATGTTTTCACCGGGTGTGTGGTAAGCAGCAGAAGCGATTCCTGTTACAGGGAACTGAGCTGATTTACCGTTTTCGATTGTGCGAACAGTGTGAAGTGCTTTAAAGATGTTTGACTCTTCGAAGGTTTGCAGAATTTCTCCGCTAAACTTTTTAAGAAACAACGCATCTGTATCACCAGCACTATTAATTTGTCCAACACGTGAGGGGGATGTATCTCCATTAGCCATGATATATTTTCCTTATGTTGTATGTATTATAGTTGTAGTTATTGGTTGGTTGACTCTCACTTCGTTCGTTCACAGGATTATCTACCGCAGTAGGTCGAGGACTAATTGTCGTAATTGTCTATATAAATATGTTACCGATTACAATAACAGCAATAAATACACCAATTGTCAACACTAGTGCTTTCTCTAGTTTTGTTAACTCACGGTATAGCCGTCGTAATCTTTTAATTTGAAACGCCATTCTTTGCTTTCTTGTGAACGTACCTCGTATATATGATTGGTATGACATTCCACAATACTACTCCAATTAAACAGACTTTTAGCAAGCCATAAATTTCAGTCAGCATACCGTCAAAAAAGCCGTTGTCCATTGACTCATCTAGTTGATTATTAACGAGTTGCTTAATGTCTCCTTCGCTTAACGCCTTGACTTGTTGTGTTAAATGTTGGTTTTCTTCCATGTATTTGGACACTTCTCCCACGCCCCATCCAACG